GAATCGTTAATGAATCGCGCGTTTTATGACAACGCCGGGCGTGAATATGCTGACTTGACTTATAACTTTAATATTGACGGAAACGATTTGACAATTAAACTTCCGTTTGAATCTTTATTGTTTAACAAATTCACCGGAAACAATTTGCAAGTTGCTTATTCAGTTGATAGAAAATTGGCGCCTTATATCACAAAGCCGGTTATTTTGTACAAATTAAAAAATGTTGAATTAGACCATTCGTTCTATTTCAATACTGGAACAACAACAACGACAATCGGAAAATATAATATTTTCGGACAAGACACTTTATATAATAATGAAGTGCATTCTTTGAACTTCGGTCAAGAAATTTCGTCATTTTATTTGAATTCAATTCCGAATTCATTGTTCAACGATTATTATTTTGCTTATTTAATCAATCTTTATTCGTTAAAATCGCGAATGGTTAAAGTCAAAATGCGTTTGCCTTACAATGAATTGCTTGACTTGAAGTTGAACGATAGAATTGTGATTCGTGACAAACGATATATTATTAATCAGTTCACAACTGACTTAACAACATTTGAAGTTTCAATGGAATTGATTCAAGATTTTAGAAGTATTAATTTTCCAAATTTTACCGGAATCACAATTGACAACCAGGCACAAACAATTCGTGTTGATTATGTTGCAAACGAAATATTGGATTGGGTGGTTGGAAGTGACTCGGATAATATGATTGAATCAATAACAACTTTTGACGGATATGTTGAAATTGTAACAAAACCAAACACAACCGGAATTGATTTATTTTATAGTTTAACAAATAGAAATTTAGATTTAATCGTAATAACACAAAATGGATAATTTATTCGAATTGCTAAAATTAGCGCAAAACTACCAAGCAAATGAAATCATTTCAATTGCAAAAGGGAAATATCAATTTCCGAAAAATTTTAAACAAATCATTAAACTTGCGAAACAATGGCGATTGAAAAAATAATTGATGTAAAAGTACAAAGTGAAAGCGCCGAAACTGCGGTCAAATCATTAAGAACGCAATTTCGTGAGGCGCAACAAGATGTTGCGGAATTAAGCGCGAAATTTGGTGCAACTTCGGACGAAGCGGTTAAGGCGGCGAAACGAGCGTCGGAATTAAAAGACCAAATCGGCGACGCAAAAGCATTGACGGACGCGTTCAATCCGGACGCAAAATTTAAGTCATTGACTTCATCTTTGGCGGGTGTTGCCGGTGGATTTTCAGCCGTTCAAGGTGCAATGGGATTGGTTGGTACTGAATCCGAATCAGTTGAAAAAACACTTTTAAAAGTTCAATCCGCAATGGCTTTGTCAACCGGATTACAACAACTTGGTGAAAGCGCCGACGCGTTTAAACAATTGAAAGCGGTTGCGCTTAACGCCTTAAATTCGATTAAAACCGCAATCGGGTCAACCGGAATCGGTTTGCTTGTCATTGCGCTTGGTGCCGTTTACGCATATTGGGACGACATCAAAGAAGCGGTTTCGGGTGTATCGGAAGAACAAAAACAATTGAACTTATTAAGTGACCAAAACTTTGAAACTGAAAAGGCAAAACTTGAAACAATTGGCAACCAGGATAATATTTTAAAATTACAAGGAAAGACCGAAAAGGAAATCCTTCAAATTAAAATAAAACAAACCGACGAAACAATAAAGGACGGCGAAATAAGATTGAAAAATCAAATTGCGTCCAACAAAATGGCGTTCGATGCTGAAACAAGAAACAAAGAAATTCTTCAAAGATTAATGCGTTTCGGAATTGAAATGTCAATTTTACCAATTCGCGCTTTGTTGGCTCCTTTGGATTTGGTTATTAAAACCGCGAATAAAGTTGCCGATGTTTTAGGATTTGAAAAAATTACTTCTTTAAATATTCAAGACGAAATCACCAAATTGACAAAGTTAGGGTCGGACAAATTATCAACATTTGTTTTTGACCCGGCAAAAGTTAAGGCGGAAGGTGACAAAACAATTGCGGAACAACAAAAGTATTTAGAAAAATTAAAAAACGACCGCGCCGGATTACAAAACCAAGTCAACGCAATTGATAAAAAAGCAAGTAACGACGCGGAACAAAAAAGAAAAGACAAAGCCGAAAAAGAAGCGCAAGAATTACAAAAGCAAAAAGACGCTTTAAAGGCAATTGAAGAAAAAGCGATTGACGATGTTGAGGATTTAAAAGCAAAATCGGAACGCGAAAAATTAGAGTTGCAAAAACAACGCGACTTGGAAGAATTGGACGCGATTAAATTATCGGAAGAAGAAAAAGCAAAAGCGCGTCAAGCCATTTTAGAAAAATATCGTCTTTTAAATTTAGAACAAGACCAAAAAGACGCGGAAGAAAAAACGGCAAAAGATATTGAAAAAAATCAAAAATCTTTAGATAATCAATCATTGTCATTTGAAGAACGAAAAACTTTACTTGACGAACAAGAAAAAATAATTGACGAAGGTGTTTTCAAAACAGAAGAAGACCGAACAAAAGCCAAGGAAGCGAACGCAAAAGCGCGAATCGAACTTGACAAGTTAGAATCAAAAGCAAAAATGGAAGCCTTGGACGCGGTTTCAAATACTTTGGCAAGCGCTTCGGATTTATTAGGAAAAGAAACGGAAGCCGGAAAGGCTTTGTCGGTCGCTTCGGCTACAATTTCAACCTTTGTTTCCGCTCAAAAAGCCTACGAAGCAACAATTGGAATTCCTTTTGTTGGTCCGACACTTGCGCCAATCAATGCCGGACTTGCGGTTTTAAGTGGTTTGAAAAATATTAAATCTATTTTGGCGGTAAAAGTTCCAAATAGTAGCGGTGGCGGTGCTTCGGCTCCTTCAATTCCTTCATTTGGTGGCGGTGCAACTGCGTCGGCTCCGCAATTCAATGTTGTGGGCGATTCCGGGACCAATCAATTGGCTTCGTCTTTGGGTGGTGCATTGAAACAAAGTCCGGTCCAAGCTTATGTTGTTGCAAGTGATGTTTCAAGCGCACAATCATTGAATCGAAACATTATTCAAAATGCGTCTTTAGGATAAAAAAGTTTATAACAAAAAACTAATTTTAATTATATATATATGTTACCAACCTACGAAATTATTTTTGACGAACAAAAAGTTGACGGAGTGTTTGGAATTTCACTTGTTGAAAGTCCGGCAATTCAATCAAATTTCATTGCGTTAAGCAAACAACAAAAAATTCAATTGTCAACGATTGACAATGAAAAAAGAATTTTGCTCGGTGCGGTTTTAGTTCCGGACTTGCCGATTTATAGAAATCAAGACGGATTTGAATTTTATATTCAGTTTTCAGCGGACACAATCCGCAAGTCAATGGAAAACTTTTTTAAAATGTCATATCAATCGAATTCGTCTTTGGAACACGACAAAGAAATTGACGGCGTTACTTTTGTGGAATCCTGGATTAAGGAAGACGATGTTCACGACAAATCCGTTGCATACGGAATTAACGAGCCGGTTGGAACTTGGTTTGCAACAATGAAAGTTGACAACGAGGAAATTTGGAATGATTATGTAAAAACCGGACAAGTGAAAGGATTTTCAATTGACGGAATGTTTGACTTAGAAAAAATTAACTTAAATACAAACCCTATGAATTTAGAATCTATTGCAAACGCAATCAAAGAAGGTTTCGAAGCGGTTTTGAACAAACAATCGGAAGCGGTTGTTGTTGAAATGGCTCAAATGAAACTTATTGACGGCGTTACCATTTTAGAAGCGGACGCATTCGAAGCCGGACAAGCGGTTTTCGTTGTTGCTGAAAATGGTGAAAAAGTTCCGGCGCCAATTGGCGAACACGAACTTGAAGACGGCAAAATTTTAGTAATCACCGAAGAAGGAATGATTGCTGAAATTAAAGAAAAAGTTGTTGAAGATGTTCAAGAAGAAACAACCGATGTTGAAATGAATTCGGAAGACGAAACACAAAAATTCGTTGAAATGATCCGTGAAATGTTCACACAATTTTCAAAACAAGTTGCAACGGAAATCGAAGCAATCAAAGTTGAAATGAAATCGGAAATCGAAAATTCAAAATCAACAAATTTAAAACCAAGCGCAAAAGTAACACCGGAAGTTCAAAACGATGTGACAATTGCAATGACTAAAAAAGAAAGAATTTTATCAAACATTAAAAATTTAAAATAAAAAATGGCTACAACTACAACAATTACTTCAAATTACGAAGGAAGAGCGGCTGGCGAAATAATCGGACAAGCGTTCAAAGAAATTGACACAATCGCAAAAGGATTAATCACTATTGCAGAAGACGTTAATCACAAATTATCATTAAGAAAAATTCAATACACAAACGGAACAACTGCTTATTCTTGTGGATTTACTCCGGCGGGTGCTATTGTATTAAACGAAAACACTCTTGAACCTAAAAAATTCAAAAATGACTTAGACGTTTGTAAACAAGATTTCCGCGCAACTTGGTCGGATTCAATCATGGGTGCAAACGCTTCAAATCCAAATGCTCCGGCTGACATTATGGAAGCAATCCAAATGGAAGTTTTAGGTGAAATGGCTGAAAAATTAGAAACAGACATTTGGCAAGGTGACGCCGGAACGGCTTCGGAATTCGACGGATTCTTGACTTTATTTGCTGACGACGCTGACATCATTAAAGGTGGTAACGGATTAACAAATCCAACGGCTCATGTTTCGGAATCTAATGTTTTAGATTCTTATTTAAAACCGGCATTAAACGCGGTACCTTACGCATTAAGAAGAAAAGAACTTGTTGTTGCGGTTTCGCCTGATGTTGCGCAAATGTATGCATTTAAATTAGCGACTGCGGGAGTTACAAACGGACTTGGAAATACTGATTTCGCTTTGTCAATTGGTCGTTATGCTATCCAAGTTGTTAACGGATTACCGGACGAAAACATTGTAATTTTCGAAAAGAAAAACTTAGTTTTTGGAACTGGATTGTTAAGCGATTACAACACATTTGCACTTGTTGACGAAGATTCAATCGGATTATTAACCGGAAAAGTTCGTGGAAAAGTTGTTTATGCGGCTGGTGTTGGATACTACAACCCAAGTGAAATTGTTTGGTTAAGATATCAAGCGGCTTAATTAAAATAAAAATAAAACCGCGGTGTAACAATCGCGGTTTATTAAATTAACTTTTTTAAAAAAATAAAAATATATGTCTTGTTTAGTTTCAAAATCTAGATTATTATCGTGCCGTGACCAAAAAGGCGGGATAAAAGCGATTTATTTCGCGAATGGAACTGCAACAGATTTCGGAATGACAATCGCAACGCATCAAGTTACATCGTTGGGAACTTTGGACGAAGTTTTCAAATACGAAGTAAAAGCAACAACAAATACTTTGACTGAAACAGGTACTTCTTCGGAAGACAACGGAACTTTCTTTGTTGCTCAAGCGTTGGCGGTTACACTTCCAAAATTGTCGGCAGACCTTCAAGCACAATGTCAACTAATTTGCGCGGGAAGACCGAGCGTTTTTGTTGAGGATTACAACGGAAATATTGTTTTAGTAGGTGCTTACAATGGTACAATGTCAAACATGACTAAGGTCAGCGGGGGCGCAAGTGGTGATTTATCAGGATTCACACTTGCTATAAATGCAGAAGAAAAAGACAATTCGCCATTCTTAGACAATACAACAAAAACTGCATTAAAAACCTTGGTTTCCGATGTAGTGGTTTCATAAATTGTTCATTTTTGATTGAAAAGCGCATTTCATTAATTTGGAATGCGTTTTTTTTATGTTACATTTTGAATTTTTTTGTTATTTTAATATGGTAGTATTTAACCCAAACGACGAAATTCATTCTTTGCGTTGCATTCCAAGGGCGCAAAAAGAAGTTGTAATTCTAAAATTACGCAACGAATTAAAAGACACAATCGAAACTTTTGAAATTGATTCTTTAATTTCTGGCAATTATTTGATTTTAGAATTCGAAAAAACATTTGTTGAAGGTGAGAGTTCGGAAATTGAAATTTTTGACGCAATCACCGACGATTTACTTTATAGAGGGAAATCATACGCAACAACACAAACCGACTTGGAAAATTTTAAACTTACAAAAGGAGTTCTAAAAATATAATGGAAAACAATATTCAAATTTTACAACTTGCAAACTACAATCGTCCGGAAATTAAAGAGGTTTCCGGTAAAAAGTGGGTGTTGAATGGTGACAAAAATCAATTTTATTATGATATAATTGACGCTTATAACGGGTCGCCAACAAATTCGGCAATTATTGATTCATATTCGCAATTTATTTATGGAAAAGGTTTGACTTCAAAAGACAAGTTCAAACAACCTTCAATGTGGGCGAATATTATGTCAATGTTGTCAAAAAAAGATTTGCGAAAAATTTGCAAGGATTTTGAAATGTTTGGCGAAGCGTCATTTGAAATAAAATACTTAGACAATAAAATTGCAAAATTGTTTCACTTACCGAAACAATGCGTTGCGCCGGAAATTGCAAACGAAGACGGCGAAATTGTAGGGTATTATTTCAGTTATGATTTTAGAAATGTAAACAAATATAAACCAACACGATTTGACGCGTTTGGATATGGTGAAAAATCAAAAGGCGAACGAAGTGAAATTTGTGTTTTTCACGATTACCAGGTTGGTCAATTTTATTATGCAAATCCGTCGTATGTTTCCGGACTTCCTTATTCAACACTTGAATCCGAAATCGCAAACTATTGCGTGAATCACATTCAAAACGGATTGTCTTTTGGGCATGTCATAAATATGAACACCGGAGTTCAAATGTCGGAAGAAGAAATTCAAAGAAACACGGCGGAAATTCGTAAACATTTAACCGGGTCGTCAAATGCCGGAAAATTCTTTTTGAATTGGAACGACAACAAAGATTCGGAAATCACAATTTCACCTTTGGAAGTGAGCGACGCACATCAACAATATCAATTCTTGTCTTCCGAAGCGCGTCAACAAATTATGACTTCGCACAAATTAACTTCTCCGATGTTGGTTGGTGTAAAAGAAGCAAACGGATTTTCTTCAAATGCCGAAGAAATCGCCGTTGCATTCGAAGAATTAATGGAAAAGGTTATAAAACCAAAACAAGAAATTATCACCGATACTTTGGAAGAAGTTTTCGCGGTTAACAATTTGACAATTTCGCTTGATTTCTTGAATTTAAATGCAAGTGATGTCGTTGAACAACAAACAACCGATTCAATCGATTCAAAAGTGTCTTATAATGGTGCGCAAATTTCAAGCGCAATTGATATAATTGCAAAAGTTAAGGAAGGAATTTTGACTCAAGAACAAGCAGTTGTCTTTTTAGTTCAATTTTTAACGCTTCCGGTTGATGTTGCAACGGCAATGTTTTCAAGCCAACCGGCTCCGATTCAATCTTTACATTTGCAATGTTCAAATCATTCAAAAGAAGAAGAAGCGGTTTTTAATGAAATCGCGGACGCATTGATTCAATTGGGCGAAGACGAGGACTTGGAAAACTACGAATTAATTGACGAGCGTCAACAAAAAGACATTCCGGAAATTACGGAATTGACTTTGAAATTGGCTTCCGTTCCAACATCGTTTCCAAATGTAACAAGTGAACAAGACAACGACTTGTTTAAAATTAGATATCAGTATGCGCCTTTAAATGCCGGTAATAATTCACGCGAATTTTGTCGCAAAATGGTAAGCGCGTCAAAAGTTTATAGAAAAGAAGACATTTTATTCGCTTCCGAAAATGCAAATATCAATCCAGGATTTGGACCGGGTGGCGCTGACACATATAATTTGTTTTTATACAAAGGCGGTGTCAATTGCTCCCATTTTTGGACTCGAAAAGTTTATTTAAAAAGAAACAACAAATCAATTTCAGTTAACGAAGCGATTCGAATAATTAATGATTTGGAGCCGTCACAAAGAGCCGGCGCAAGGTTGCCACAAAATCCAACGGAAGTTGCTCAAATTGCCAAAAAATCAAATAATTTTTGGAGTTTAGACCCAAATTACAGACCTAACGCAGAATAAAAATGACAACGATATTATTAAAAGAAGACGAACTTACAAAAAACACGCCTTTGGGCGGGAATATTGATGTTGACAAATATGTTGTTGCAATTGCTGACTTTCAACGCATTCGAGTTGAAGAAGTTTTAGGCGAAACGCTTTACAATAAAATTTGTGACGATTTCGAGAATGACAATTTAACCGGCGATTATTTGAAATTATACGAGGATTATTTAAAACCTTACATAATTCACGGGTCCGCAATGGAATATTTATTATATGGCGCTTATCAAATAAACAACGGCGGTATTTCAAAACATAATCCGGCGGATTCGTCATCAATCGACAAAGTTGAGGTTGATTATTTAGTACAAAATCAACGCTTAAAAATGGAAATGTATGAATCACGCCTGGAGCGTTGGCTTTGCAAATATCATTTGCCGGAATATGTTTCAAGTTCAAACAATATTGTCAATCCGGTGAAATCCAAAATGATTTGCGGGAAGTGGTATTTAGATAATCCTTATTAATATATGAACGGAAAACGAAAAATCGATAAAAGGACCGAGGAAAATATAAAAAAAATTAAATTATTCTTAAAAAATGCACATACTATTAAACGGAGTAACGAGCGAAACAACATCGACAACTCAAAATGTTAATGGATTGCACACAATCACTTGTTTAGGTTTAAAGGATTATAAACAATTTATAAATTTTTATATTTCCGTTGATAATGTTCAATTTGTTTTGTTTAAAACAATAACATTCAAACAAGAGGTTTTCAATATTTATGTCGGAAATTCACATTTATATTGCAAATTTGAAACGGAACTTGACAACAATGACCCGATTTTTGTTCACATAACATAATTATGGAAATAGATTTTGAAATTGCGTTTTCAATTTTTGACACGATTAAAATAATAAAACCAAAAAACGAAGAAAATATCACCGCGGATTCAACAATTTACACGGCGGACAATACAAACATAACAATTGATAATAATTAATTAAATGGCACAACAAACAATCAATGTCGGAACGAATCCAAATGACGGGACCGGCGACCCGTTAAGAACTGGTTTTGTAAAAACAAATAGTAATTTTACGGATTTGTATAATAACAAACAAGACGCCTTGGTTTCGGGTACAAATATCAAAACCATTAATTCAAATTCAGTTTTAGGGAGTGGAAATATTTCAGTTCAAGACGCTTTGGTTTCCGGAACAAATATTCAAACTATAAACGGAAACGATATTTTGACAAGTGGCGATTTAGCCGTTCAAGAAACTTTGGTTTCCGGTACAAATATAAAAACTATAAATTCAAATTCAGTTTTAGGAAGTGGAAATATTTCAGTTCAAGACGCTTTGGTTTCGGGGACCAATATAAAAACTATAAACGGAAGTTCAGTTTTAGGAAGTGGCGATTTGACAATTAGTGCTTCGGTTGGTCGTCATGCTTTAATACCTTTGGCAAGTGGACAAGTGACAAACTCTGTAACAATATCAATCAATCCATTATCAAACACCTCTTTTACTGCGAATAGGTTAGTTGCTTACCCTTTTATACCTTCTCAAGATTTTACAAGTTCAAATTTATTTATAAATGTAAGTACATTGGCTTCGGGGTCATTTTGTAGAATTGCCGTTTATGATGATTTGAACGGATATCCAAATAATAGATTGTTTGTTAGTTCCGATTTAGATTGTTCAACAACGGGTCAAAAAACTGCTTCCGCTTCAATTTCATTTGTAGCCGGAACAATTTATTGGTTGGCTTTTCATGGTGGCGCCGTTGCTTCTTCAACTTCTTGTATTTTACCCGCTCAATCTATACCATTAAGAGCAAACACCATTGGAAGTATCGCAAATTGTATTTTTTACAATTTAAACTTTACAACACCAACACCGGCAACTTTTTTGGCGGGACAATCGGCACAAAGTACAAATTTACAATATATCGGAATCACAAAAGCATAAAAAACAATGGCACAAATTAGAAACGAAATTTATGACGAAAACGGACTTGTTGAAGTTCAATTTATAGAAGTTGAAGACACAAACACCGACGAACTTTTGAAACAAAAAGAAATGGAATTGTTGGCTATTTACGAAGAAATACAAAGGCTTAAAAATGAAAACAATTCTTAATTATTTGATATTATCATTTTGCTTATTGTTTGCGCCAATCAAAGGACTTTTAATTGCGGTTGGCGTAGCAATTGCACTCGATACAATTTTCGGAATTTTTAAAGCAATTAAAATCAAAGAAGAAATTAATTCGCGACGAATGTCGAATATTGTTTCAAAGTTTGTTTTATATGAAGCGTCAATTTTATTATTGTTTATAATAGACAAATTTTTGCTTGGCGAGTTTTTCAAATTATGGTTTCAAATAGACCATTTTTTCACTAAAATAGTAAGTATTATTTTAATATTTATTGAAATGACTTCAATCAAAGAAAATTTCGAAGTTGCATTCAAAGTTAATATTTGGCAATTATTGAAGAAAACAATTCAACGTGCAAAATATATTAAAAATGAAATTGAATAACGACGGATACAATTTAATTACAAAGCACGAAGGATTTTCTTCAAAGCCTTATCTTTGTCCGGCAAAAGTTCCAACAATTGGTTACGGAAATACTTACTACCAGGACGGAAAAAAAGTCACTTTATTAGATGATCCAATCACAAAGGAACAAGCGTTTGAAATGTTCAAAGAAATTGCGGACCGATTCGCGAAAGCCGTTTCGCAAAGTGTAACCGCTGACATCAATCAAAACCAATTTAACGCCTTGGTTTCGTTTGCTTACAATGTTGGTGTTGCAAATCTTAAAAAGTCAACATTGTTGAAATTAGTCAACGCAAATCCGAACAACCCACAAAT